TCTATTAACAATTTAATCTCTTCTATACTCAACATATTAAGCTATTTCGAATAGTTTGTTAAATGTATTAGAACTCTCTGTGGATCTTACGTCCCATTCTAGCACACCTATTAAGTTTTCAATCTTGCCATCCAGCACACTTTCTTCCATACCATCACTATCAAATGGTAACTCTTTGAACCATTCTGGCAATCTTTGCTCATCTACAGGATATGCTATAGAAGTATAGCCTATAGGATTATTTTTTAATTTACACACAATCACTTTGGCTCCATCTAGGATAGGCATACTATACTTGTCGTTGTACATTTCTCTGCATCGATTCCAATTGATGCTGGCTCTCACATGTCCAGGCATATTAGCCTTGCCTTTTTTCTTCTCTTCTTCATGATACTGTGTAACATTGTTGGCACGTTTGGGAGAACCTTTTTCCCAACCTGGTCTAGATTTAAATTCTGCTCGAAATTGTTTAATTTTATCTAATACTTCTGTTTCGGTTTTTCCTGATAGTACCAAGTATAATATTTCGCTTAGGAAATCCTGTACAAATACCGGAGTATCCGAACGTTTAAGATCCAATCCCATGGCTTTTACTTTGCCTTCTTTGCCTGCTGTGTCCACACGTTCATTTTCTTTGTCAAAATATAGCAGTGCGTATCTTTTTTTAGTTATAAACAATCCTTTGGATGCTACTAATTCTCGACCTGCTCGTATTACATCTCCTCGTGTTTTTGGACAATGGAATGCTCGAGTCATAAAAGCAGTGAATGTATCATTAACTTCTTCAGCTATCTTATCATAGAGAGCAATAATGTTTTCTTTAGCCCATGGTATCTGCCCTGAATCTATCTCTTTCTTTAATGTGGCATAAGCAGAAAAATACACAGAGTCTGTGTCACCGTATATCACACTCTCTCCCAAATGATCATATTTGCCTGCAATAATTTCATTGGTCTTAGCAGCCATGTGTTGTGTGATACATCTGCCTGTTAGCGTTACACTCTGTCCTATACGCATGTCAAAGAAACGACAACCTGGATTTAAAATTGCACCATAGAGAGAGTTTAGATTAATTTTTTTAACTAGTTGTCTCTTATCCCAAAATTCTCGTTCAATGGCATTGTCTCCACACTCGCTCATTCTTTTCTGCATGTCTTTTCTCTCAGCATACCATCTTTTTAACAGTCCCGGTATTACACCTTCAAATTCATAAGTGAATATGGTGCCATTGGCACTGATCATCCACTGTCTGTTGCCATCAAACACAAGATCATACAGTTGTGCTGCACTCATTCTCACGCTGGTACCATCTTCCCACTCAATGATTAATTCTGTGCCTTTGTCCTGTTTCATCACTGCTTGATATTCCCAGCAACCAAATTGTCCTTCCCATGCTGTGGCAAATGATTTGCCTTGATGTTTCGCTCTGTTTATTTCTGCTGATGTGATCACTGGACGTATCTGTCCTATAATAGTTTCTGGTCCCATGTTTAGAGCTCGAATCACAGCTGGATACAGTGAATTTATGTCCACAGATCCTATCCAGTCATGTATGCCTTTTTTGGGATATGCCACATATGCTCCTGCTGCTGATTCCACAGGTGCATTCTCATCTCTTTTCACTCTACCTGGCACAATCATGCCTCGACGATGTGCTTCATTAATAATGGCTTGTTCTGTAACTGCCACTGCTCCCATTGTGGTCTGTAGTAACACAGTGTTCTGATGTGCAATCTCATTGGCTAATTCAATAAATTTTAATTTCTTTTCTAATTTTGCCAAAAGATTACAGTCTTGTCTGTTGTATTCTATAAACATTCCAAAGTCATTGTTGTACAATTGATCCAACGATCCTTCATACACAGTTTTCTTCTCATCCAATTCCCATTCACCAATGGCATCTAACCGATAACTGTGACGTTCTTCATAGGTATATTTTCTATATAATTCTAATAAATCTAGATGTACCCGACCAATTAAATCATAACTGATCTGTTCTCTGCCATATTTTTCAAACGTTCTTTTCTTGGGTTTTTCTCCCCAAAAACATAATCTTCTAGTATCATCTGAACTCAATACTTTTTGTATTCTACCCACAACATATGGCATATCATAACCTTCTGAATTCCATCCACTGATAACATCACCCTCATCCACTAGAGTCAAGAAAGCATCTAACATGTCTTTTTCTTTCTCAAACAACATCACGTTGCTGAATCTTTCCACTTGTAGTTTGGCATCTGGCATGCTCAATCCTTTGGGAGGTATGGCAAAAGTTACGAGCTGATCTGTCCAATTGAGATAACAGGTAATTGCTGTGATGGGCATGAAAGGATCATCTGTGGTAGAATATCCACGTTGTGGATCAAAGTCCACTTCAATATCAAAGAACACCACATTAAGTTTAGGAGCATCCTTGCCCAAGTAGTTCTCTTCAAGACAACGAAACACAGGATTAATATCCTGCTCATATAATTTTTTATTGCTTCTTATTTTTTGTTCTTTTATAAACTCTTTGAATGTGCTGCAAGACACTTTCTGTAGGGTTTCTCCATGTATGCTTCTATGCTTGCCTCGAGCATCTGGATAATAGAATAAATATCGAGCATCATAATCCACAAATTTTCTCTGACCATTGGCATCACGCTCTACAACAAATACTTTGTCGTCATCTCTTTTATAATATGCGTCAATGTAACTCATTTAAAAAATACTAGATAATTGCCGATGCAGTTCATTATAGTGAACCAAGCAGCCAATATAGTTATCCATAGATTTCTTCTACGGTATGCAGAATAGGCCATGGTAGAAGATCCCACAAGATAGAATGGAAACACTAGATTCATATGCGGATGAGGACTAGTGAATGTCAGAATTAAAGAACCAAACACTGTGAATATTAACGAGATTAATTCGTAATAAAAAGCAATACTATCTGTTCTATAACTGTTGATCCAAAATTGTCTTATGATACCATACACTAGATTTTGCCTGCTGCGGTCAATATCGAATCTAACATATCCATATCATCGGCTACAGCTTTATAATTGTCTCTGTGAGCTATTGCTATGGCTTTGTTGATCAGTGCTGGTTTAAGTTCTAACTCTTCTGATAGTGCTTTTACTGTGTCTTTAAGACCAGTCTTAAGATCATCTATCTCTCCCAATACCTGTGATCCTTCTTTGATCAATTGTATTAGTTTGGTTTTTTCTGCTTCGTTGAAATTTCTTCCTGACATTTTCTTCTCCTTTATGATTGTTGTTATGTATTATATGACTTCGAGACGATTAAAGCAATTACTTTTTATTAATAATATTAGACCAACTGTGTTCAAACCAAGTTCTTACATTACCTTGAATTGCTTCTGGTAAGATCAACTCGCCTGTTTGTGAAGAATAACTCACACCTTCTAGAACAGCCTTTATTGCTTCATTTTTGGTAATTTTTTTCTTCTCTGCTGATTTTAGCACCTTGTAGTAGTCCGGTCTCTCATTTAGGTGGTCTAATGCAATCTCCATGGCCACTTCGAACTGATCTGTATGTTCTCTTTCCACTCGTATGCCAGCTCGTAATTGATCTAAAATATACTCTGTGGACTTGTTAAATTTTTTTGCAATGTCTTGTATGGTAGGTGTGGGTTTATCTAGTAGAGTATTTTCTCCCATCATATGCACAGGATCTTTTATAAAATCTTTAATTCTTTTTAATCCCCTAGAGCCTGCACTGATTGGTCTTTCTAATTGTGCATCCACATCTTTAGTGCCGTGATCTTTTAGGCGCAACATGTCATCTAGGTATTGTTTGTATGAAAAAATAGGTATATTCATATGCGTGTATTTATTTGATTACTTCTTTTCTTCGGAAAGCTCGTCTGTGTATGGAACTGTTGCAGATTCTATGAAGTCCAGTTCGGTCAATGCTTTTTCAACTGCCGCTGGGTCAGCAAGTGTGTGAACTATGAAGCCATCATAGGCCGTTGGATCTGGTTCCACCTCTGCCTTGATGCCTTTGGCCTGCAGCTCCATCTTTATGGCCTCTGCATATCTCTCGTCCACTGGCCTGTCTATCCTGAAGTCACCTCGTGCTCTGAATGTCAATTCTCTAGGTTCTGTCTCGCCCTGATATCCTGATGCCTCATCTGCTGACGCCTCTGCTGATGCTAATTCTGTTGTTGTCTCTTCGTTGGCTTTTTTAAGTGCATTGGCAACACTGGGATGATTTGATAGACCTTTTGCAAGTTTTTCTATGGTATTCACTGCACCGGTGTAATCACCGCCCTTGTATCTGGGATCATTTAATATACCAAATGCTTGTTTTATTTGTTTGTCTGAGTATTTTTCTTTTTCGTCACTGTATTCTTGCACCACTTCTTGTGCCTTGGTTTCTTCTTTTTCTTTTTCTGCGATAACTTCTTGTTCTAATTTTTCTGCGTCGGCGATAATTTCTTTAGTTTCTTCAGTTTTAACAAGAATGTTTGATGATTCTTCGTTGTAGACAGCTTCATTGTCTGAGATGTTATTATATAATTCAACCAATGCTGACTCATCACATGATCGGATATATTCTTGAATATCTTTTTGTAACACTTCTCTGAACGTTTTTGCATCATAGGTTTGTTCTTGTTTTTGTTCTGCTTTTAATTCTGCCAGTTTAGCTTCCAGTTCAGCAATCTTATCTAGTCTATTACTTACTTTTTTTGCTTCTTTGATAATTTTTCCCGCGATAGATTTATCTGATTCTTCTATGGCTTTTGTAATATCGCTCTTCTCACCAGTGATTGATTCAATTAATTTTTCTGCATCAGGTGAAATTTTTGTAGGTTCTTTAAATTCTTTAATACCAGCTAACTTTGCAATATCCGCTAATGATATTGATCTATCATCTAACACTCTTGGTTCTCTTTTAGCTGCTTCTAGTAATTCTTGTCGCTCTTGTTCTGGAGAAAAATTGCTCAATTCATTGAGTCTTTTTACCAAATTTGCGAAATCGTCTTCTCGGAATTTGCGTGCCATATGAAGTATTTATTAAATGTTGTATTATAATAATATATTATTATTTGGGTTGGATCTAGCGTTTTTTCTTAAAATTTACTTGGTTTTGACGTTCTTGGCAGCACCCTTGCGATTGGCTTGGGGATCCTGTCTACGTTTCCTGCCCGCTGCTGTGGCCCGACCTTTCTTGCCCAATGCGTAGGCCTTGCTCCTTGGTAGGCACTTGGGCTTGCCTTCCTTGCTTGAACCCCTGGCACAGTCACCTCTGATCTTGCCATCTGGACCAAATCTCACCCATTTTTGCTTGAACCATTTCTTCAAATTTTCATCTAGTGATTCATTGAACACAAGATCTCCACAGTTGACGCAGATGTCGATGTCCTCTTTCTTCACACAGTTGGGCACACGCTTGCCGAAAAGCATCTTCATGCCCTTCTTCTCATAGCCCTTCCAACATTTTTCCGTGATAATTTCCGTGATCCTCATTTTTTCTTCCTGCCTGCGCAATGCGCCTTTTGCGAGAAGCCCTTGGGCCTGGCACAGTTAATGCTTTTTTTATACTTTGGGCTCCACTTCTCTGGCAGTATTTCCCAGTATCTCATTATTTGCTCTTGTTGCCCCAGTTGGCAGCGCCAACTTTCCTGCATCTTACCAGAGCTCCCGAAGCGTAGGCTGATGGCCACACTTTATATCTTGATTTAACTTTGTGATAGCAGGCATCCTGTTTCTCTGTGATATCAGTCACTTCCAGAGCCATGTCTAAATTATCTTTTAGGTGTTGTTCATAGGTCATGCTCTCGCCACTGCCTACCAAATCACCTGCTCGTGCTGGTCTTTGCATTTTGCCGGTCAAATGTGCTGCTGGTCCTAACTTGTGTTTATCGCTGCCTGCGAATGCGCTCTTGGGCAGCATGGATTCTTTATTTTTGTTGTAATCTTTGATTGGAGACATAATCTTGCTCATAATCCTGTCTTTGAAACTCTCGTTTTCTTTTTTATATTCCATTGGCATGAATTTAGAATATCTGTCCTGCATATTTTTTACCGTGTTTAAGCTCTGTCCTGAATTTAAACTTATCTTTGCTGTCTCTATGTCTTGCTTGATATTCTGTATCATCTGTCGATCGCCTTTTTGGTTGGCAACGTCTAATGCTTTGTTCATGGCCTGAATCACTGGCACGCTGTTGTCCATGGCGTTATTGATAGAACCAATACCTGCCACACTGCCTACGATGATGCCAGCAGCAGCAATTCTTTGTAACCAATCTTTAAGACCTTCGTCTAGTTCTGTGCTTTCAAAATGTTTGGAATAAGGATTTCTTTTAGCAAATTCTCTGCCGTATCTAAATTCTTGA